AAGCCAAGGCCCGGAGTGACTTTGAGGCCAGATTCAAAAAGCTGCGTAAGGACGGCAAGAACGAAACGATCGAGCAGCTGTACAAGGAGTCCGAAATTCTCCTCACCAAGAAAGAACGGGCTGACCTTGAGAAATTCCTGTTCGACAAGCTACGTGGCACCGGCACACAGCTCGACCAAAACCTCACTAAGGAGAGGCAACTAACCCGCGAACTGGTCGAGCGCAGGTATCAGCTGGGTCTAGCGGAGAAAGGTGAGTACGTCAGCAGCCAGCTTGCTGGTTACGAAGAGGATCTGCGCGGTCAGGGTTACTCCGAGGACCGGATTGCCGAGGCTATGGAAGTCCGTCGTCAGGAGCTGGATCCGACTCCTTTCGAGCAGATGCGCCAGAACATCGCTCAGCTCAAGCAGGAGCTGACCGATCTGCTCAATCCCGTCAATCAGATCACCGGAGCGGCCAACGCAATTGGCACGGCGTTTAGCACCTCCTTCATCAACGTCATCAACGGCAGCCAGACCGCCAGAGAAGCACTTGCCAGCTTCTTCAAGAACATCGGCAACTACTTCCTGGATATGGCGGCCCAGATCATCGCCAAGATGATCCAGATGGCGATCCTCAACTCGATTGTTGGGTTGTTACCTGGCGCGCCCGCAGCAGGTGCCGGGGCAGGCAGCATGGGCGGTCTAAACATGCCCAGCGGAATTGGCGACAGCTACAAAGGCCTGCTAACCAGCGCCAACGGCAACGTTTTTAACGGCGGACTTAAGCGCTATGCCATGGGCGGCATCGTCGACAAGCCGACCTTGTTCCAGTACGCCCAGGGCGGCACCGGTCGCTTCGGCTTGATGGGCGAGGCTGGCCCGGAAGCGATCATGCCCCTTAAGCGTGGTGCGGACGGCAAGCTTGGCGTTCAGGCCAGCGGTTCGATCGGAAACATCATTGTTAATGTTGATGCAACCGGCACCGACAGCAAGGCTGAGGACACAGATGCCAAGCAGCTTGGACAAGCTATTGGCATTGCGGTGCAGCAAGAGCTGATTAAACAGAAGCGTCCTGGAGGCTTGCTCGCGTAATGGCTACCTTCCCTTCAATCGACATAAGCTACGGAGCTCAAAAACGGAGCCGTCCTAACACCAGGACAATCAAGTTTGGCGACGGCTACGAGCACCGCACTGTGTTCGGCATTCCAGGTCACGCCAACCCCAAGGAGTGGACCGTCACCTGGAACAACATCACAAACACTGAAGCGGACACCATCGAGACGTTCCTCAACGCTCGTGCCGAGGACTCCGCAAGTTTTGACTGGTCTCCCCCGGACACCACATCTACCTACAAGTGGATTTGTAGCGAGTGGAGCCGAACCATCGATTACCCAACGGTCGCGACGATTAACGCCACATTCCGCGAGGTGTTTGAGCCCTAATGGCCATCCCAGTCTCCGAGCTTCAAAAGATCAACCCAAGCAGCATCATCGAGCTGTTTGAGCTGGAGCTTGTCACTGCACTGCATGGCGTCAACACGATCTATCGTTTCCACGCCGGAAGCAACCTGGATGCCAACGGCGAGCTGATCTGGAAGGGCAACACCTACCAGCGCTTTCCTGTTGAGGCTGACGGATTTGAGTACACCGGCAACGGCCAACTACCGCGTCCCAAAATTCGAGTCAGCAACATTCTTGGCACGATCACTAACATCCTGCTGACGGTCAACGCCACCACCGCTGGCAATGACTTGAACGGTGCCAAGTTGACCCGAATTCGCACTTTGGCGCGATACATCGACGACGCCAATTTTGACGGCGGATCCAACCCTTACGGAACCCCAGACACCACCGCTGAGTTCCCACAGGAGATCTACTACTTAGATCGCAAGGTCACCGAAAACCGGGATGTAGTTGAGTGGGAGCTTGCCGCAGCATTTGACCTAGCTGGCGTTCGAGCACCCAAGCGTCAGTGCATTAACAACCGCTGCCAGTGGGTGTATCGCGGAACTGAATGCGGTTACAGCGGCGCACCGATTGCCGACGAGAATGACGTGTTGCTTGATGGCGTTACAGACTCGGCTGAGGCTGTGGCTTACTACGCCGCAAAAGCAGCTTACGAGGCAACAGTCAAGCCACTAGAGGATGCCACGACGGCATTGAACAGCGCATCAAACACACTGAATGGCGCCTCTGGCACTTGGTACAGGGCGGAGTCGCGTTATTCAAAAGGATCAGGGTCTGACTACTACGTTCGCGGACCAAGGTACACAACTCTTGGTTATGGCTCTGGCACCTATGAAGGCATCTGGAACGGATCGAGCGTATCGCTAGGCGACACCTATAGAAGAGGTGCATTAAGGGCAACTGATGCTTACAACCGCTATGGCAGCGGCTCTTATTCGTGGTTTGAGATTGAACGTTGGTACTACGACGCCAGCGCCGTCAGCTCCGCACAATCTGCTTACAACTCAGCTTTGTCTGCCTACAACACGGCCAAATCCAACTACGACAGCGCCAAAAGTGCAATGGATAGCGCCTTCGATACTTGGAAGACCTCGCCTCCGTATGCGGGGCAACTCGATGCTGTTGGTGATGTATGCGGCAAGCGTCTAAGCAGCTGCAAACTTCGCTTTGGTGAACTAGCCGAGCTGCCATTTGGTGCGTTCCCCGGCATCGGCACGTTCTTCACATGAGTTGGCAAGCGGAGGCGCTGGAACACGCCAAGGCTGATTATCCAGCCGAAGCCTGCGGTTTGCTGGTGGTGGTCAAAGGTCGCCAGCGTTATTGGCCATGTAAGAACCTTGCCGCCAACGCATCCGAGATGTTCATTCTCGATCCTGACGACTGGTGCGAAGCAGAGGATGCAGGCGAGATTGCTGCTGTCGTCCACAGTCACCCGTTTACCGCACCAACACCAAGCCAAGCTGATCGCCTTGCCTGTGAAAAATCAGGCCTGCCCTGGCACATCGTCAATCCCAAAACTGAAGCATGGGGCGATTGCAAACCAGAAGGCTTCACTGCGCCGTTAATTGGCAGGCAATGGGTGTGGGGCGTGACGGATTGCTGGACGTTGGTTCGTGACTGGTACGGCGAGCACGGTTTGCAGTTGCCGGACTGGGACAGACCCCTTACGCCAGAACAATTTGAAACTGCGCCGATGTTTGATGACTGCTGGCGTGACGCTGGTTTCCAGCCACTGCGGGAAGATCAGGCACTGGAGCGTGGTGACGCCGTACTGATGAACATCATGGGTTCAGGGCTCAACCACGTTGGCGTCTACTTAGGCGATCAAACAATCCTGCACCACATTCGTGGTCGCCTATCTAGTCGTGACATGTACGGTGGCTGGCTACAGAAATGCACCGGAAGACTTTTGCGCCACAGGGATGTCGATAAACTGGCTAGAGAATGACAGCGGCCATGCTTAGGGAAATCCGGGTTTATGGCCGCCTTGCCAAGTTCCTTGGTCGCCGCAAGTTCAAGGCGGTTGTGGACTCAGCTGCAGACGCGATGCGGTTTCTGCTGGCCAACTTCCCTGAACTGGAACGGCACATGGCAGACCAGCACTACCGGGTCAGCGTTGGAACGTATGACCTAAGTGAAGAAGAGCTGGAACATCCGTCAGGCCAACAGGTGATCAAGATTGCGCCTGTAGTGGCAGGCGCTGGTTCAGTCGGTCGAGTTATTGCTGGTGTTGCGCTAGTCGCTTTGGCGTTTGCAATTATTCCTCTTGGTATTGCTGCTGCAGGCTCTGGTATTGCTACAGCGGTTGGCATGGTTGGTGCCAGTCTTATTCTCGGCGGGGTTGCACAGCTTTTAACGCCTACGCCAACACTTTCGCCAACAGCAGGCAACGCCTACACGCAGCAAACAACCCGCGAAACTGAACTTGACCCCCAGAAGTCATACAGCTTCAGCGGGATTCAGAATACGAGTAGAGCTGGTACGCCAGTCCCGCTGATTTATGGCGAAACCATCGTCGGTTCTGTTGTGATTTCCGCCGGTATTGACACTGAGCAGGTGACGGTATGACTGAAATTATTCGCGGTGCAGGTGGCGGCGGCGGTGGCGGTGGAACCACGGTTGTCAATCAGACGGTTGTTGCCCCAACTCGTACTCCTGTTCGGGATGCAGACAACCTTGCCAGCAAGCAATACGCCACTTTTGTAGACCTGCTTGGTGAAGGT